AGTCACAGCAAATCTTTTTGATGTCAACAGTCTTAAAGAGCAGTATAACAAGGTTAAAGCTCATGGCCTACAGACTGAGGGGACAGCAGGAGTAATGTACTACGACAAAGACGGGAAGGCATCGTTCCGACCATCTGGAGATGTCCAACCAGTCTACAAGTTCCCACACAGAAAAGGGGATAAGACAGAGGGGGCGGTAGTGGTATACGAAGCACCCTACCTAACGAACGAAAAAGAAGTGCCTCACAATTTGTATCTTATCTGCCATGACCCTTATGCTCAGTCAAAGTCTACGAGCAATGAATCGCTTGGGGCTGCATACGTCATCAAGAGACCAAACAATCTATCCAAGCCGGATGATATAATAGTAGCAAGCTATGTCGGGAGACCACAAACACAGGATGAGTACAACCGCAATCTATTTATGCTGGCGGAGTACTACAACGCAAAAATCGGGTTCGAGAACGACCGTGGAGAGCTCATTGCTTACGCGAAGAGATATCGCAAACTACATAAGCTACAAGAAGAATTTGAAATGCTGGACAAGCGAGAACTGCGATCCAGAAATGTAAGACGCCAGTACGGGATGCACATGACCGAGCAGCGGAAGCGGCAGGGAGAGTTGTACATCAGAGACTGGTTGGTGACACCAAGACACACAGATGAAGACGGTAACGTAACACTTAACTTGCATAAGATATACGATCCCGGACTTCTCCAAGAATTGATTAAATTTAACCACAGAGGAAACTTCGATAGGGTAATGGCTTTCATGGTGGGTATGTACCACACGCGAGAGTTATATAATAGAGAGGTAACCGAAATTCTATCCGATAGATCTACGGACGATTGGTTCGACCGTATTTATAAGTAATTTTAGCCAGATGTACGGTACCCATAAAATACCGCAACAGCGTATCCCGAGGTCAAAGAAGACGAAGAAGTGGGCAGAGGAATGCGTTGAAGCCTACATAGATATGTCTAAGTTTGGTCTGTCAGAGCGTCGCTCCAGACTGAAAGCCTTGTATGAATACTACAACGGTAACATCGATGACGATGACTACAAGTATGTGCTCAAGCCCTACGGGAAAACGAGAAGCAACTTCCCATCAAAGCTGCGCAACTACCCAATCATCAAGCCCATCATTGACCTGCTGCTGGGGGAGAAGTCCAAGAGACCTCTGAACTACAGCGTTATCATAGCCAATGCAGATGCAGTCACTCGCAAAGAAGAGGCTAAGAAGCAAGCATTGTTTACTCAGGTTCAGAAGATGTTCTTGAATGAACTGGCTAGAAACTCAGACCTTGTAGGCAACCCCGAAGAGATCCCACTCCCAGAAGAAGTACTGGAGCAGTTCGAGCGTACATACGTAGACAACAGAGCCATCAAAGGACAGGCTGCGTTGAACTACATCATGCAGCATCAGGAGATATACGACAAGTTCCAGAAAGGGTTCTTCCACTACCTGGTGACGGGTGAGGTGTACTCGCACAAAGGCGTGCGTAATGCAGAACCATTCTACGAGATACTTAACCCTCTTGATATAGACTTCGATAAAGACCCAGACATTGAGTTCGTGGAGGACGGGGACTGGGCCATCATCAGAAAGTTTGTGCACGCATCAAGCGCAGTGGACATGTTCAGCCCGTATCTCACGCCTGAACAGGTGTTGCAGTTGGAGAACCCAAAGCAGCAGTCTACTGAGTCTTACTTGTTGTACAGATCAGAGGCTACAGGGTCAGATGACAACATCTATAGAAACAGACTTATCGAAGTAGTTACTGTATACTGGAAGTCACGCAAGCGCATTGGGTTCTTGTCTTACAAAGACAAAGTCACAGGAGTCATCGAAGAGATGCAGGTTGAGGACGGATTCCGTATCCCGCAAGAACTAAAAGAACAAGGAGCTAAGATTAAATACGAGTGGGTCAATGAGGTGTGGGAAGGCACGCGTATAGACGGGGACTTCTACATCAAGATGAACCCCATCTCCAACCAACGTACATCACTTGACAACCCATCACTCTGCAAACTACCAGTCAATGGACGAAAGTACTCAGACATCAACGCTGACAACATATCAATCGTATCACTGGGTGTCCCATTCCAGCTCAACTACAACATCTTTAAGTATAGAATGGAGTTGGCGATCGCAAGATCAAAAGACATCATAGCCCAGTTTGACATCAACATGATACCCAAGAAGTGGGACATGGATAAGTTCATGTACTTCGTAGAAGGTACAGGTATCGCGTGGGTAGATTACAACAAAGAAGGGATACAGCTGTCACCGCAGCACCAGTCTGTACTTGACATGTCTATCAAGACAATCGATCAGTACCTCAACCTTCTCGAGTCCATCATGCAGGAGTGGGAGAAGATATCAGGAGTCAACAGACAAAGACAGGGTGGTATCGGGCCGTACGAAGGCAAGGCTACATCACAGCAGGCAATCGTACAGTCATCGCATATCACCGAAGACATCTTCCGTAAGTATGCACGCTTTGAACAACGTGAGTTGCAAGGCTTGATCGATTACTCGAAAGAAGCCTGGCTCTCAGGTAAAAAGGCCATGTACGTTATGCCTGACATGACTACTGAAATGATCGACATCGACTCTATGCAACACATGGAGACAGAGTACGGCATCTTCGTGTCTGATGCAGGTAGAGACCAAGACAAGCTTGAACAAGCTAAGATGTTGTCTCAATCTATGATTCAGAACGGGGTACCAGCTTCTGCAGTACTTGACCTGTTCGATACTGAGAACTACGCAGGCATCAAGGATAAGATCAAGAAAGCTGAGAAAGCACAGAAAGAGTTGGAGCAACAACAACAGCAAGCTCAACAGCAAGCTCAAGTTGAACAGCAGAAGACTCAGCAGATGCAGATACAGCAGCAGGCTGTCGACAAAGAGAAGGACAGACAGTTGCAGATCGAGTTGGCGCTTATCAAAGCTGAAGCTTCAGACAATCAGGATAGGCTAAACATTGACATGGCTAAGATGCAGCAGAACTTTGAGATAAAGCAGAGAGAGCTGGATCTTAAGCAGCAAGCCCTTAACAAAGAGGGTGACCTAAGACCTGACGGAGAATGACAAACGCTGATCGTAGGAGATTGCTAGAGGAGTTTAGAGCATCCGGTATGGAGGGCTCTATACTTGACGTATACAAGGCCTACGCTCAGGGTACCGATTTGTTGGCTGAACATAGACAGCAACAAGAACAGGCTAAGCCGCTGGTTGCAGAAACGCCTGAACAACAGAAAGAAGGGCTGAGGCCCTACCACAAAGCCGGGGAGTTCAATCAAACTATGGTCTTCCCTGACGTCCCTCCTAATACCCCGTTCAATACGATAGGTATGAAAGCACCTATCAACATTAAGAAAGTAGATGAGCAGGGACATCTGATACAGTCATACGAGAATGTACCCCCCGGCATAACCAACTTGCCTACGGGACCAAATCACGGTACCGTGATAGAAACCCCAGCTACGTATCAAAAAGGGGGAGAAGTAAAAAAGATGCAGACTGGTGGGGCTAAGGACGATAATAAAGAGGAGAAGCAAAAAGTATCCTTGACGTGGTCAGAAAAACACAAGCTGGATAAGAATACAGTTCCAGGCACCAGAATCATGACGTTTGAAGACGGCACTCAAATGCCCGTCTTGTTAGGGACAGCAGAGGTAGTAGCAAAGAAAGACAGGAAAGGATTAGACTCTGTAGAAGACGCTGTTAAAAGAACAGGGTCAGGCATTGTAGGAGACTACGCCAAGACAGATAAGTCTAAGCGGGAAAAGTTTGAGTCTGGGGTAAGAGAAGACATCAATACTGCAGGCAACAACATGATAAACGTAGCTACAGATGCAATGTCATGGCCGGGTAGAGTTACTACAGGCGCACTCCTCAATGCTGCTACAGGAAAGAAAATAAATACAAACCCGTTTGCCTACACAGATGCAGCCAGAGGTATAAAACAAGAAAACTACTCCCCGTCTACAACACTAGGCCTAACTGGGGCTAAAGCAGTAGCAGCAGATATAGCATTTGATCCTGCAGGTGCATTTATGACGGGAAAGGGTGCCCTAGGACTGTTTAGAGCCCCCGCTAGATTTGGGTTGACCTACTCTAAAGTTCCTTTTGGGTACGGTAAAAAGTCTCTGGGCCCAAAAGAAACTTTGCAAAGTGTATTCAGCAAGAAGAAACAAGTAGAAAACGTATTCCGGGCACACAGGGGCAGGGGCATAAATCCGATTGTGCCGTATGATAGAATACCAAAAAATCAACGAGATCAAATTGAAAACAGAATTGATGCAGTTCGGTTAAGTCTTGGAAAAGAACAACGGTATGGTTCATACAAACCTTCCGGAGTCAGCGGACGAGAGGTTAAGCTAAGAGACCCTGACCAACTTGACTTTGCAGCGTCCAATGTAGGAGACATTCAGATACCCAAAGCTGTAAAGAAAGATTTGATTGCACGAGGAAAATGGACAGCACCTCTCTCAGATGAATGGAAGCACGGACCTAAGATACCATTCGGGGAACACCTGGCAGCTGGTAAAGCAAGTCTTAAAGGAAATAAAGGTGTATCTGTAGGATACACTGATGACCTATATGGTGTGATGGGTGGATACAGAATAGAGACAACCCCAATGAATAAGGGTATGAGAGTAGATATGGTTGATGACTGGGATCTCCAACCGTTTCAACAAGGAACAACCTCTCCACTCTTGGACAGACTTCCTGATAGAGCTAAAAGAGCAATAAACAAACTCCCAGAACGGGCAAAAGATAAACTCTTCAATACTGAGGTATTTGAAACGCTGGGCGGAAAGCCTATAAGAATACGACAAAGCTTTGATGTACACGCTGATCAAGGAAGGCTAAACATTTCACTCCCCGGCAGCTCTGAACCTTTGATATCTAGAGCAGGAGCATCACGAGGACCCCAACCAATTAACTTAGATAAAGCCGCTCCAGGCTACATATCTTTTGAAGATATGAAAGCTTACGAGTTTGGACTTAACTCGCTCAAGTCACTACGTAGAAGAGGAGGAATGATAGATAGACGAAAGAAGCGCAGAAAGCGCAAGTGATATATAATAATAGCAACTGTATAAAATAATTTTACAGAAATACAAACCAAACCCATTAATATTTTTGCGTAATGTCAGACCCAAACAACAAACTAGACTTTAGCGCCATTACCTTCGACAGTGTCGTTGGAGAAGGCGCACCAGGACTGGAAACAGTCGAACAGGAGCCTCAAGACGTTGAGGAATACTACGACGATGATGACATCATCGACGAAGACCCTAGAGAATATGGAGACGAAGACTTCGAAGACTATGTCGATGAGGACGACGACTACGATGACGATGACGACACCGTAGAAGACGACTACGACGACGAAGATGATGAGGAAGATGACGACGAAGAGTTTGAAGACGAACTCACCGAAGACGAATACGACGATCTCCCCATCGCAGATAAGATCTCTGATATTCTCGGATTTGAATTAGAAAATGAGTATGCCGATACTGTAGAGGGGCTCACCAGCTTTGTCAGAGATATGTCTGAAGAAGTTGCAGAAGCACAGCTGCAAGATCTGTTTGACCAGTACCCAGAGATACAAGCTCACCTTGACTTTGTGTTGGCTGGCGGAGACCCACAGGAGTTCTACGCTGCAAACAACCCACAGTCAGACTACAGCCGTATCGAGCTTAGGGAACAGGATGTGACTCTCCAACGCGCTATGCTTGGTGAGTACTACAAAGCAATGGGCCACCAAGATGAGTTTATCCTCGAGATGCTCAACGATTTCGAAGAAGGTGGTAAGCTGTACAACAAAGCATTGATAGCACAAGGAGAACTTACTGCAATGCAAGAGCAGCAGAGAGAAGCTTTGTACCAAGAGCAACTTGAGGCGCAAGCGTACGAAGAGCAGGTGCAAGAAAACTTCTGGGGCGATGTAGCAGACTACATCTCAGAAGACAATGAGTTTGCAGGTATAGTGATCCCAGACTCAGATAAGCAAGACTTCTTCGATTACATCTCTGCCCCCGTAGACGAGGAAGGCAATACTCAAAGAGACCTAGACTATGCTGATGCCAACATCGACATCAAGCTCGCAATAGACTATCTCATGTATAGCGGATTTGATCTCGGAGATATCATCGACACGAAAGCACGCACGCAAAGTGTCAGGAATCTCAGAGAACGTATTCAGTCTAACGAAGAGAGAGTCAAGAGCGCTCGTAAAGCTCAGCGTAGACAACCATCATTTGATCCAGATCAACTGGACATAAACGCGCTTTTTTAAGCATAACCTTTTAAAATAAACAATCATGGCTTTGATGCAGGTACTTAAAACGTACTACAATGACCAGCAGATGACCGACACAAACTCGTTGGTTAATGCTTTGATGGAGAAGCCCGAAGAGCTCTCTCCCATCATTACGCACTTGGCCGGACGTGAAGAAAAGAAGTTTCCTCTTTCCTTCTTGACTGAAGGGGTTGGTAACACGAAGTCAATCAATAGATTTGAATTTGAGTATCGTGTCAAGACCCATGAAGTTAACGTTCGCCCAGTGGTTTCCGCAACTGTTCCTACAGGTGTGGCTTCCGGTGCCACGTTCACTATCGTTTTCCCCGACAAGTGGTTTATTGCCCCTTACACTCTCGTTTCTAACACGGGTACTTTGGCAAGAATCATGAAGGACCCTGTAGCTGTAGGCAACGGCTACGAGTACACTTTGCAGTTGGTGTCTCCTGACGGAACCATCGCTGCTGGAGAGTACGCAGTGGGTGCACTCTGGGGAATGTTGTATGCGAACGTCGGTGTTGACTTCTCACGCGGTAACGCTTCTAACTGGACAGCTCCCGGGTTGGTCCGTTCTAAGATCGGTACTGTACGTAAGTCTTACCACTTCTCAGGCAACGCTAAGGATTACGTAGCAGAGTTCACTCTCCCAACTAAGGAGGGTTCTTCTACTAACCTCTGGATGGACTACGAGGAGTACCGTCACATGCTCAAGTTTAAGGAAGAGTGTGAGATGTACTACTGGTACGGAGCTAAGACCTACGATGAGAAGGGATCTAACAGAATGTTGGACGAGAACGGTCAACCAGTTATTTCTGGTCCTGGCTTGTTCGAGCAGATCATCAACAAGGATACTTACTCTACGCTCACTCAGAAGAAGATCGAGGACACCATTGGTGACTTGTTCTACGGTATGACTGATGCTACGGAAAAGCAAGTGACTTTGTACACAGGTATCGGTGGTGCACGTGAGTTCGATAAGGCTCTCCGCAACTACTACTCTAACGGTGTTAGCTCTAGTTCTATGAACCAGACTAACTCTTACCTGAAGACCACTGAGTCTAAGTTCATCACGGGAACGGGTCGTAACCTCGGTATCACCGGTTACTTCACGTCATACGACCACATCGATGGTCACCGTGTGAACGTTGTGAAGGTCCCATTGTTCGACCACGGTCCTGTTGCTCAGGCGTCTAACAAGCACCCTGAGTCTGGATTGCCACTCGAATCATACAGAATGGTATTTGTTGACCAGTCTTCTTACGACGGAGAAAACAACCTCCAGATGTTGCAGAAGAAGGGTCGTGAAATGTTGCGCTGGTGTGTCGCTGGTTCAGTTGTGCCTAAGGGCTTCACTGAAACTGACACTCGCGCTAGTGATATAGACGGTGCTTCTGTGCACATGCTCAAGACAGCTGGTATCCTGCTTCGCAGATTCGATACTTCGCTCGACTTGCAGTGCACTGCATCGTAATTTGGTGTTTGGTTTGCAAAGGGGGGAGCTGAAATGTCGGCTCTCCCCGATTTGCAGCCAAGACTAGTTTATTCTTAACTCAAAAGAACATGAAAAAAGTTATAATCAGACGCAAAGAAGTCCTCGGCCACCTCCCTAAGGAGATCAGAGCTGCGGCAAAAATTACGATCGGCTCCATCTACGTCGGAAGACAACCTCTTAGAGGGGTAGAAGGAGAAGAAGCACACAAGTTGTTGTCAGGTATACTCGATGTACCACCAGGACACGAAGCTTGGCCACGACTTGAAAAGGATTTTTGGGCCAGTATGGCGCTTAAGATTCCATTCGAAGGAAAAGAACTGGACATTACAGTAGATGAAGAGGGTAATCCCCACAACGTAATGGACTACATCACCTTCAAGTGGTGCAAGAAGCACAGACAAGTAGCCGAAACAAAAGAAGAAATGGAAAGAGTAGGTGGGAAGAAGTTCTACATCTACGATCCAGAGAGAGATCTCCTCAAGAAGAACGCTAAAGTGAAAGTAGGTAAGGAAGCAGATAAGGAATTCATCAAAGCATCAGCAGATGTTGCTAAGATGCGCAGACTTATCAGACTTCTCAGCAAGGGTAGCAACCCAGAGAAGCTTACGGACGTTGAAGTAGAGAATTCTTTGTACGAGCTCAAGAGCAGTGAGCCTGCAAAGTTCCTCAAGCTCGCACTTGATAAGGATCTCGACCTTAAGGCAGAGATTGAAGAGATGGTTAGCAAGGATGTCTTGCGTAAAATCGGAAACCAGTACATATACGGGGACGAGACCATCGGAGAAAACCAAAATGACACCATAGTTTACTTTAAAAACAAGAAGAACTCAGGAGCGGTCAACGCTATGAGAGCTCAATTGAAGACACTAGCGTGACAATACAAGAGATGCATATAGCTGTCAACCTGGGGGTGCAAAAAGTCGCATCTTTCCAGGTTGACAATCTCTTACCTGAAGAGATTGACCATGAAATCAACATGGCCGTACGCAGATTCATCAATCAGCGCTACAATCCCATGTCTAACCCTAAAGGAAAAGGGTTTGAGCAATCTCAAAAGAGGATAGACGACCTCAGAACTCTACTCGAGGACTATTCTACGTCTCTATCTGTAAAACAAAACATTGAAGCAGTAGGATCGGGTAGCTATTTCGGGGCCGTCTACTCAGCTACAGGAAATAAGACCATAAACTTGGAGAGATTCAAGCTTCCTGTAGACTATATGTACTTGATCAACATAAAGAGCACCCTTGCTATAAACTGTAACAAGGTGATGGCTTTTGAGGAAGTAAATACGACTGACAGATTTCTGAGAATTCCTATAGACTCTGGAAAACCTGGAAACGTCATAAGAGAAGTGTCGGTAGCTAACGGTCAGGGTAACCTTGAGGTTATCTGGAGCACCATTGGTAGCAGAACTAGCTTAGAGGAACTGCTGAACCCCCTCATGTGGGCCGACGGGTACGTACCCGGCAGATCTTACCAAGATGGTTTGGCTGATATGTTCTCTAACTCAATAACATCCGACTCACCTCATGCGGACGGTAACGAGATATACCTCAGCTACCCAGTAAAGAGACTATCAGATGGGTCAGGGCAGGCAAAACCACATCAAGTACAAAACTCAACAGATGGGTTGTACGATGGGATCTACGCTTTGATAAAGTTTGCCCCTCCTTACCAGGCAATGACCCAAGAGAACACAATAGAGAGAAAGATTTTCCAATCTCCAGAAGTGTCGTACAAAGTAAATAGAAAGGCTGACCTAAGTCAGAATCACACTAGGATAACTAGACAACTTTGCAAGGCAGTCCAACACGATGACATATTTGCATTGCTTGATGATCCGTTTAACACTGCAAAAACGGACAACATCATGTACACGATGCAGGAAAATTTCGTAGATTTGTACTCTGACGTACATACGATACCTCTCAACGTAACTATAAAGTATTTACGCAGACCTGTAAATGTCAACTTAGCTGAGGGCATAGGCTGCGAACTGGCAGAGCACACTCATCATGAGATTGTGGAGATGACAGTTAAAAGCATCTTGGAGTCATTCGAGTCTCCAAGATATCAAACGCAATCTGGGGAGGTCCTAGAGAGCGAATAATTTTTGTTGAACGCCATTAAAACTATAATATCATGGCTTCTAATCTTTCACAAGTCTTTGTCACGCACGCCGATCTGGAAGGTGCAGGTACAGACTTCGCAGGCGTAACTGGATCTTCAGGAGGCGCCCAAAACGTAGGTGTGTGGTCTTTAGACCCAACTGCGGGTTACATTTCAACAGCACTCTTCAGTGAAACTGTCGTCGGAGATGGCGCAACTGTAGATGCAACAGGCGGCGCAACCGAGCCAATCGACGGAGCAATTAGCCTTCCCGGCGGTATCTGGAAATACAACAGACTTCAGTTTGTTCAGGGTGCAGACGGTAATCCCATCGCATCACCTATCATTAACACAGGTGACATTAACTCTATTCGGTACGAGAAGCACGTAGCTTCTGCAGGTGCTAAAGTTGTTCAGCTGACTGCTGACGTTGGTGCTAGCTTGGGTGATAACGCTAATGATGACATCGAGTACAAGTTTGTGATCAGAACAGCTCCTACTAACTACTTGAGCTTCTCTGAGCCTTTCAACTCTTTGAATGATTTGAGTGGTGCGGGTAAGGTGTTCCCATTGGGTGCATTCAACACCACAAACCACAAAGTCATCTCTATTGAGTCTGTTAAGTCTAGCCGTGCAACTGAAACGGACGACGATCTCTGGGCAGACGTCAAAAGCTTGATCGAAGGCAACCACCTCTTGAACAATTTGTTCACAGTAACAATCGTTGCTAACACAAGCATGACTATTACGTCTAGATTCTCTGGTGTTGAGTTTGATCTCATCGCTAGAAACATCACTGATGACACTGCAATTCCAAGTGGTACTTACACTGGTGGCACTGTCGGTGTTGGTAACGGATGGCAGGTCCTCCAGGACGAGAAGCGTTGCCGTGGACGTCAGGGAGACTTCAACAGAATGTACTTCCCAATCGAGCCTACTCAGTACGTTAACACTTCGTACAAGTACGATCGTTTGACGATTTCATACAACAACTCCAACTTCGCTACTGGTGCGGCTACGGGCATTGCTCCGCAGAACGGAACCAACGAATTGGTTATCTACGCAGCAGATAGCGCTACTGCTTTGCAAGCTGGCGACTTGGCCAACTTCGAAGCAGCCTTCGGTATTGCTCTCGCTACTAACGAGAACCATATCTGGAGATACTAATCTAATATGGGGGGCACATAGGGTGTCCCCCTTTATTACTCATCATCATGGCAACAAGATCTGTATACTCAGGAAAAAGAGTTTTGGTAGCATCCCCTGGAGCAGCTAGAGGGACTACCTACACCGTAACTGTAGAAAACATGTACACCGGCGATACCATCTCACAGAAGGCTCGCACCAAGAAGGGTAAGGTTGTTACTGCACTTACGATGAACTCAAGCGGAGTATTGAAGACAACCATAGACGATGGTAGGGGTAATAGAAGCGTTGAGTATTCAGTAGGTACAGCTGATATACAGTGCTGCATCGCTAAACTGGTGCACGATGCAATACATTGCACATGTAAGTGCGATAAGTGCAAAGAGGACCTCAAGCTTGCGGAGAAAATCTATCTCCTGCTACAAGCTGCTGTCTTTGCTGCAACAAACGGTAGACAAAACGAGGCTAACGATATGTACCGTAAAGCAAAAGAATTTTGCCAAGAGCGTTGCGCTTGCGGCTGCTAAACCTTACCTATGGCTAGAGTTACCGGATTTGCTCACAGACAGACAGGCAGGGCAATGCCTGTCTTTACTTTCGTGGAGGCGTTTGCAGCCAGTCCTTTTGATATTGTCCTGCACGCTTCCTCATATCAGGGTACTGATGTAAGATACCTAGAGGATACAGTTTTAGGCTACGATGGATGGACCTCTGCTGACCTTCTTACGTACGACGGAGGGAGTGGAAACGGAGGTACAGGGCTTATAGGTGATTTTGAGTACGGGCTCTTCAACAAACCAAGAAGAGAACTGGTAGGAATACAACCTACTTCCATAAAAATTAAAAGATCGGACCTTACTATAGTTACTATAACAGGTAAGGCTCTAGGCGACTACATTGAGAAAACCGAGTACCGATACCTAGTAGACGGACACTTAGCTATAAAAGTATACCTCATAGATGCCTTATACGCACAGGTAGCAGATGGAGACATTGTTATCTTAGAAGGATGCTTGTTGCTTCAGGGAGGAAGACAGGACCTAGGGATAGTAAACAAAAAACAGGTACCATTCGTACTGTCTGGAATACCAGAAGGTAAAACCGTTACCAATCATAATCCTGAAATAGACGTTAACACCTTCCTAAACCCAGGAGCTAGCGGAGACTCCAACATAGGAGCTAGAGTGAGAGTTCTAGACATGGGTAATGTTGGAGCAAGCGGCATAGAGTGGAACTCGGTACGAACAAAAACAAAGTGGCTTAACGGTACTATAGGAACTGCAGGCTCATCAGCTCTTCCTCCACAGTTTAAAGCTGCGGCTGACGAACCTGTCCCAATCACTGTGCCTTCAGATGAACACTTTATAAGACAGGCTACATACAACCGTAGAGGTCCAAAGGCTAGTTTCAGAAAACTAGATATATGTAGAGATATAAATGACTGCGCTGATCCTCAAGGTGGTAGAACATCAACGATTACAGCAGACAACAGAGGAACTAGAAAACCAGATCAATTCAGTCTGTTCGAACTGCATTCGGGAATCCCAATTATTGACTCCGACAACGATGGGGGACTGGGTTATGGATCTTATGCCTGGAAGTATGTTGTAGGTCCAACTTATCAGGACCCTAAATACGGTACAAGTTTTATCCCAGGAGCTAGCAAGGCCCCATTTTCACTAGGAGGAGATTTTGTACCAACAGGAACTCAGCTCCTTCAAACACCAGCTCAAGGTGCGTCATCGGGTTTAGGTTACCTAGATGCTGTCAGCCAGAGGCCGGCATCTAGCTGTGAAAACTTCAAAGTACACCCTCAAAACGGAGTGTACAGAAGTCCTTATTATCCGCATGCTCAGTCTGAGTTCATGCATTACGTGACGTATTACAAGTGGGAGAGCACTAACCTTGCTGTAGAAAGTGCTAACAACTATGCCCCTACAGCTTCTGCAAATGGGTCAGCTAGTGCAATAAACACAACCAATACGAACGAGTTTTCATGGTATGCTTCTTGGGTATTTCAGAGCACACTGTTTGCCTATGGAGTAGATCCAAATACAATAGGACAAACTACTCTACCAGGAAGTGACTACTCTACTGTAGGAGCTTTGGACGGAGCTTTGATAGGAGAAATAGGATGGCAAGACTTTATTGCAAATGCTCTGCACATGAGTGCAGATCCAGACAATCCAGGACCTCATAACTATGGTTCTTACATATCGACAGCGGAAAACCAGGCACTGGTACCTGCCTATGATAAATTGTTCTCTGGAGTGTACCATGCTACCAGAAGCCAGCAAGGGGTCTACAATCTTTCTAGAACAAGGGGACTCCCAACAAGTGGCGGGGCTGGTGGATTTACCCCACCACCAAATGGACCAGGATCAAACCACCCATCCGTACAATCTACAGGAGGTTCAGTAACAAACAGCTTAAGCAGTGGAAGACTGTATACCTACACGGTATTTATATATGCTGAAGCTCCACAAAGATATACATTCGAAAACAGCCAAAATTATGAGCCTTGGGCTTCGTCCTCTGACGAAAGTATGATTGATGCGTATGGCGCTGTGGGGGGCTGGAATAGCTCAGGAGGTAATGAAGTAGACCATAGAGTAAAGTATACCATATCTAATGGCACAGGAGGCAGCGGAACGTTCCCACCAACCTACATGATCAGCAATCCTTCCGTAAACGGGCTAACGGCAGTCAGCTGTATAGACAAAAACTCTAAGAAAGGATGGGACGACATATACAGTGTTGAAACCCCAAACCAAGTAGTTAAACGTAGGAACAATTCTGTTTGTAACCAAGCTGAGGACTATACTAGATGTGGATGTAAGAGTGTAGTTGAACCTTTGCCTTTAGGAGAACTTGGAACACAGGACCCCAACATAACTGAACTGCAAAGATTTGAGACTGTAATAGTATATCCCAGAAATATAGTAGACTACGAGTCTTCTAGTACAGAGACTGGGGGTGCTGATTCATTCCCATCACTGTTGTATATAAACTCCTACTTCTCAGTTAGTGGTGGCGGGAATGCTGCATCTGGATATGCGGGTGACTTCCTACTTACCTCAACTGCTTCTGATGTTCACTTCAGAACTACAACCAATGTTACGCAGACTGTAAAACTTTCAGACTATAATGGTGGGAATACAAATATACCTTACACAGGAATATTCCAAGAAGAGTTCCTAGGAGGGAGTGATGCAACTCTTGGGGTGACTACTAACAATGACACCAACACCTTTACATACAAGTACTTCCCTGGGAGAGATGCATTCATCAATTTAGACGAACTGCAGTTCTTCACTCACGATGAACTTGCCGAAGCAAGAGTATTTGCAACAATAGGTGGGTCTGGATACAATTCACCAAACACCGGCGACGATATACCGCACAGACATATATTAATGTTTGCTGCAGAGAATGTAGCAACTGCAGGGACTGATCCCAGAAGAGCTCACGTGGATCTTGGGTGGCAACAAAGCTGGGAAAATTCTCTGGTTGAGTGCTCAGTTCTGTCCTTGGGTACCACAACAGAATGCAGTGGTCCTAAAGAAAACGATCCTCCTTACAGAATAAGAAAATTTGTAATCGTAGGAGACGAAAGCATTGACTTAGGGTTTGAAGATGCTGACGGCGACGGTAATCCAGATAATGCAACTGCAGGATGTACAGACGAGGACGCTATAAACTTTAACCCGCAGGCCAATGACGATGACGGCTCCTGCTACTACTGTACCACATCTTTGGTTAGCGGAGTTGGGACCAACCAGTACTCCTTCATGCAAGCAGTCCCGTTCCTGTTAAATCTAACTCCAGGAAACATAGACAATAGTGGTGGAGCACCACTGATGGGGATTGCTCCTGCTACAGCAATAGGTAACCTAACTAACCAGCTTAACAACGTACCCCCTTTACCAGGTGGGGAGATATACGAATGGCAGGACGGCAACCTATTCAATGCAATAAACACTTCAGAGAACGCACTGATAAGCGGTCTGACACCTGGTAGCCCAAATACTACATTCTCATACTTCGTCCTGAAGCATGATAACCTTCTTGATCGTGTCGTAGCCGCATCAAATGCAGGATCTATCCAGCAGACTACAACAACAAACCTATCTGGCACGTACCAAACTGCTCTCAATACGATAATAGCAGGCAGTGACCCCAGCGACTGGGTGTGTCAGATATATACGTATGAGCAGTGGGAACAAAGAATTGCACCTGCAAGCACGTATGGTAATGGATGGGCAGTAGAAAGTAATGGGGATGGTAGCACTGTTGGGCAAACCAATGTATACTACGACATATTTGGTAACTATTCAGGGATTGGGCTAGCTGTCAATGGCAATGGAGATCCTGTAACAGCTGTAGCATCTCTATCTAACCAAGCTACTGCTGGGGGAAGCTTCTACTTTAGCAACTTTGATCCCAGTGATCTTTCAAACGTAACTGATATCGGATTGAAGGCGGGTCAGCAGTACGTAGCAGTATTGAGGTTCCACCCTAGAAGATTCTGCGGAGACAAATCATTCTACTACTTTGCCTACAACTTTTTTGTAGAGTACTGCGAATGTACAGACCCACTTGCACTTGATGTAGGAAACTATGCAGATGCAACAAACCCACCGTGGGTAGGAACAGTGTGGGAGGGCGAAAGCTTCTACCCAGGAGTAAACATGCCCGCAGACCAAGTCAACACCTCTGCTATACCAAACGGAGGGTCTGGTGCTTTGCCAAGTAACTTCTGTGTTACAGGTGAGGTAGGCACCACAACAGGATTGCTTAACAATAGAATATGTGAGTACCAAGGAGAGGACGAGTCAGTCTCTTGTGCTAACTTCTACTCCTGGTGTCTTACTGATATACGTACTGATTGTGTAGGCCCAGACGCAGATGGTAATGTGTACGGGGAAGTAAACTTCGAAGTACTTATCGATGGATTCTTTGTACAATCTGACCCAGGTCAGACAGGTACGCTTGGAGATTCTTACCAATTGGAAGACCCAGAAACAGGGTTTGCATTCTACTACCTTGTTACAATAACTATTGATGGGGTACAAGAAGAGCAGATAGCTTCTCATGTAATCGACGGAGGAGGCTATGTACCTAACCCGGACATAGTTATAACAACGCAAGCTCAAGATACATTCCAAGGAGCAATTGCTGTAATAACTGCAGGGCCGTATGACTTTGACCAAGGTATAGACGGATCGGTGGGCGAAGCTACAGTTCAAGTAACACTTCAAGCTACCCATCTTGTCAATAACAGTGGAGATCTAGTGCCGCTGTTGGATGTAGTAGATTATCTAGTAGATAGCAACGGTGATCCAGTAAACACTATATGCCCGCCAGAACCCATAACATATGTAGCAAGTGCAGCAGACTGTGAAGACCTAGTCTTTGGGTGTATGGATGAAACAGCAATTAACTTCAACCCTAATGCAAACTCAGATGACGGTAGCTGTGAATACATACCATGCGAAGAAGTATTCAATGAAGCACTGAACTCAGTGTTCATTACAGATGTGGATTCTACTCCAGCCACCATGACCTGCACTGAGATTACACCTGACGACGGAGGTGATCCCTACAACACCTATGTACCTAACTATGATGGTACTATGACGATCACAGTGCAGGACTTCTCAGCATCAAGCCCTTCGGGCGCACTCGGTAACAATACAGGAAACTTCACGCTGTTTGTTTACTACATGGGAGGACAGGGTAACATCAATGCTGTAGGTGATGCATTAGCCTACTATGACGCAAACGCAGCACTCATTCAAGGATTGGGTGAGGGTGAGTTTGAAAGTCTACCAGGTCAACCGGGAGCCTTTATTGGGGTAGGAGACATGCAACCTGATACCATAACTAACGGTGATCCATTTGGTATAGGAGAGAGCTTGACGGGTGCGGAATATGATATTCTGGTTCCCATAGAATCAATATTTACGGGAGCAGGTAACAACCTTACGGGTGGTCAGTACCTCATATTCTTAATACCTCACATCGACATTACATCTATAGGTGACGGATACGGGGGACTAGAAGACTGTGTTACAGAGTTTGGTCAGTTTGCTGACGATCAGACTTACCACGTCATAGATATGACAACCAACACAGATGACTGCCCGCAACCGTGTAACCAGTTCGTAAATCCAGATGACTGCCCCAACAACGTTAACGGGTGTACAGATCCAGGTGCTGAAAACTATGACCCTGAAGCAACAATAGATGATGGTACTTGTGTGTACTGTGTAACATGTGACTTCTGCGATTTGTACCCAACTCACCCAGAATGTCAGTTGTGTGACAAGCGTACGGATGATACTGTAACAGCGGGAAGTAGAGGATTTAGCGAAAGCCTTAGAGATTGTGAGGGTGGGGATAAATGCTGTGCAGATCAGACGGCAACTAACTACGACCCCGAATGTAGAGGAGAAAACGCAGACAACAGTAAATGTACTTATGCATGTAATGGTGTTGGGTGTACAGATTGTGAAGACGATCCTACAGGCGAGAGCTGCGTAGAAGATCCCTGCCCAGATCCTAACAATCCAGACTGTGTAAACCCACCAGTGGTAAACTGTTTGGAGACAGGAGACTGTCCATGCGTTGGTTCAGACTGCAACCCAGAGTGCTTGCTTAACCCAGAATTGTGTAATCCTGGACAGCAGCCATGTGAGCAGAGTGTCGCCAACAACGAGTGTGACCCTATTGAGCAGTTCACTACAACTACAATTGTCTGTAACCCGATCTTCGACGATCCCGCCCTCAGCCAAGAATACAACGCAGATTGGTTAACAAACGTACTGATGTCATGCGCTAGTGGTGATGCATTGAAATACATGTTCCGACTTAAGGCAGGCATACAGTTGGATGATGTAGATACTACAAAGCTGGCTCTTATTGCATACTTGTTCATAGAAGGATCTAAGAACAACCTAGACTGCTTGTTCGACTGCGACAACTACGAGTCTGGCGTAAGAAGAGATGGAAAGGTAAGAGGATTCAGCAACAGAATGAAAGAAACTGACTGCAACGCGAAGTGGGCTTCTGGTAGATACCAGAGATTTGCCGCAAGCAGCACATACAGAAAGGGAACTACCGTTAAGTACACGAGAATGGTAAACGGAGTTCTCGCCTCTAGCTTCTACACTGCAAAGTCAGACTGGTCACCTGGAATGGCACTGCCTGGTATAACAGCGAACAAAAAGGACAGAGTGTGGGAAGCGTGCATTAACGTTAAGTTCCAGAGCGGGGGTAACCCAGAAAACTACTTCCAGACATTCGTAGACTTCATCAAAAGATACTGCGACAACTGTGAGATAGACCCATTTGCAAACTCGGGCATCTATGAAAGCAACGAAGGACAGGGCATTGGTCCCAACAACAGAACCCAGAACTTTGGAGGTAATTCAACAATAGGATTCCAAGACGAAGATGGGAACGAAATAATATTCTAAAATGGCTAAAAGAGTTACATCACTACCGACAAAATCTAAAAGGGATACTACGTCAGACGACGTACTGCTCCTGTCCAATGGAGCCACAGGCAGATCATTTCAGATGCCTATCACAGACGTATTCCCTAAACTGAACAATGGGACACTTGCACATAACAATGGTGCAAACAGCACATCCCTAGTCAACATAGGAAACTCGTCAAAGCTTTTTGTAGGGGGCGGAAGTGCAGACACTGCGACTGGCACAGACAACAATACACTGATCTTTAAAGGATTCAGAGTTGACTATGACGGAAACACTTCAATGCCAAGTGCTGGAGAGCACAATAGTTCAGTGTGTCCAATACAGATTATTGAAGAAACAGACGCCAACGACACTACGAAGGGTAACATCCTTCTGGCGTGGGACCCTTCTAACTATGACCTTAGCAACTTTAGGAACACTACCAATGAGTACCTGACTACAGTTACCCTTACTACAGATGTAGCTGGTATTCTTCCAGAAACAAACGGTGGTACAGGGTTGTCCTCTATTGTAAAAGGTGGGGTGTTGTTTGGTAACGACACAAATGACATACAGCAAGTCACACCTACAGCAAACGGTCAGGTTCTCATACACAATGAAACCACAGGTAAGCCTGCATGGTCTACATTGACTGCCGGCACAAATGTGTCAATAAACAATACTGCAGGTGCGATAGAGATATCTTCCAGCATTGGTAGTATAACAGCCAACGTAGACTTTGACGACAACAACCTGGGGATGGGCAGTGGTTGGATAAGCAACGACGTAACCAACGAAGGCATTAACATAGACACATCAGGTAAGGTCTTCATAGGTAGTGCTACCCCTACAGCTTACTTCACATCTGACCTCAACGTAGCCAACAACATTTCTCTGGGTACCACAGGCAGTAACAACCAAACCCTGTCGGTAAAGAACACCATCACTGGAGCGACATCCAACCTTACAATACAAGGCGCAAGTGCATCTGGTACAGGTAACGCAGGCGGAGACGTCACAATCAAAGCTGGAGACGGTGATACTAACGGTAGTGGGGGCGCACTGACAATTAACGGAGGCCGTAAAGCTGGTAGTGGTACAGATGGCAGCGTAAAGATTCGTACAGCAGATACTGATGCACTTACCGTAGACGAGTCTCAAAACGTTACTGTAAACAACGGTAGTCTCAGAGTCGCGGGTGGTCAAGTTAACATCACTTCAGGTGACCTCACAGTTGCAGACGGGGACATAACCCTCACAGCCGCTGATCACGGAATCATACATACAGGTATGGGATCAGTGACTCAAGGAGCTACAGCAGGGTTTGTAGATGGGGTAACTCTCAATACTACAAGCGGTAAGATAACACTTTGCAGCACCTGTACTTTGGCAGGGGACGCGACCGCATCCTTTGATGTAAGCAACAGCTTAGTAACTGCAAACTCACTCATACTACTGACCTTGTTCGATAAGACTGGGACAGCTAACGCTAGATACTCAGTATCTCTAGGTAACCAAGGTACAGGTACATTCACTATACTCCTGCACAACCAAGAAAACTCTGGTACAACTGCAGGAGTTATGAGAGTCAACTTCCTAGTTATAAACTAATTCTGTGTAAATTTGCATATAAACCTATAACCCAAACATTATGATCAATTTTGAAGGTACTAACCGTGAACTCCTCAACTTGTACAGAGGACTGGAAGGAGTTAAGGACATTAAAGGCTCTCGCTTCGCTATGCTTGTCGGCAAGAACATGAAGGAGATTCGTCACATCCTTAACCCAATTGAACAGGCAGCTGTTCCCTCACCGGCTTTCCAAACTGTGTCTATCCAGATGAGAGACCTCGTCGAAGCACAAGACAAAGAAGCTATGGACCAGTTGGAGGAAGACAACAAGGACTTGATCGAAGAGCGAAAGGACCAAATGAAAAAGGTTGAGGACATGCTTGATGAAAGCGTTACTCTCCAGCTTCACCCCGTAAGAGAAGACCAGCTTCCTGATGAGATTACAGGAGAGCAGGTAGAAAAAATACTACAAATAATTACTGATGGCCTCGATTAATACAACGCTGCAGCTGCAGTCTAAGAACATATTCACTAACGCCTTCTCGTCTAGAAACGACAAGGCCTACACGCTGGACGCAGACGTAGATAGATACATCCGCAGCATTACAGCTACCACAAGTGGTACAGCTGAGACAATGCTTGAGGTAGCTACTTACGGAGCAGACAAGAACGTTCTGGTTTTTCTTAAGAACCGGGCTACAGCTACTGGCAAATTCTTGTATGTAATCATAGGCAGCCAACAGATCATGAGACTTGGACCTGGACAGTTCACTCTATTCCCATGGAGAACTGAAACAGGAGATGACCTTAAGATCTACGGTAATGATTCAGACGGCATTCGTCTTGAAGTTCTAGCTGGGACAGCAAAATGAGTGAACGTAAAAAAATAAAAGATACCGGCCTTGGCAAATGGTTAAAGGAGAAGGCACCTAACGTACTCAGTACAGTAGGTGACCTACTCCCTGACCAAGGTGCGCTTGGTATCGTAAAGAACCTCTTGGACAAAGAACCAGGGGTTGATCCAGCCGAAGCAAAGGCTAAGATAGATGCTGAGATAGCATTTCAAAACAACGTTACTGAGCGGTGGAAAGCCGACATGGGTAGCGATGTAAAGCTTGCGAAGTACATCAGACCCGTCACACTGATCTGTTTGATGGTGATGTTCATGGCTACAATGATAGCAGACTCCATGGACGCATGGCCTTTCAACGTAAAGGACAGCTATGTATCCCTGCTCGAGATACTTATGCTTACTGCATTCGGTGCATACTTCGCAGGTAGAACAATTGAAAAAAGTCGTAAACCAAACACATGACTGTAAACGAAATCAAAGACTTCATCGCCGAGAGGCGAGGATACCTTAAGAAAAGCGCTGACGTACTATCTGAGAGACTTAATTGCCCTATCGAAGATTGTGAGACAGCGTTGTACGAAGCCAGGAAGCTGGCACGTAATGAAGAAAACACGAATGATAACGAGAGTGTCATTAGTGAGTTCGAACAGTTCCTTGACAAGAACGGCATCAGCCCGTCCGACGTTTCTAGTGTAAAGTTCTGGCAGACTGTGTCAGGACAGCAGAGATTCTCTGTAGTCACAAAGGGTGACTCAATGAGCGTCGAAGCAATCAAAGATGAGATAGAAAGCTTTGCAGCTAAGTACAGCCCCAAGGTTAACAGAGTAGACTACAAGCCTGCTCTTGAGCCAGTAGCGTACGAGATCTCATTGCCCGACATCCACTACGGAAAGCTTCATAGCCTGACACTTGATCAGGTTGAGAAGCAGTACATGAAAGTGGTGGAAGAACTCTGGAGAAAAGCGGCGGGACTTGATATAGAAAGATTCATACTTCCCATCGGTAATGACGGTATGAACTCTGAGGGTATGAGAGGTACTACAACCAAAGGGACACCACAGCAGGACTCTGCTGGGTGGAAGGATACCTTTAGAGGTTACTGGCAACTGATGACTACTGCGATCGACTTCCTTAAGCAAAGAGCACCGGTAGATGTAATCGTTGTATCAGGTAACCATGACTACGAACGCATGTTCTATGCAGGAGATGTGTTAGCAGGATGGTATAGAAATGATGCCAATGTCACCGTGGACAATGACTATGATTCACGCAAGTACTACGAGTATGGCACGAACATGATCATGTTCACACATGGTGATAAGGAGAAACCTGCAGACATGCCACTAATAATGGCAACTGAAAAACCAGAGATGTTTGCACGTACAGAACACCGAGAAGTGCACTGCGGGCATCTCCACAAAGAAATGGTAAATGAGTACAGAGGTATCAAAGTACGGTTCATACCTTCTATTTGTCCTAACGATGAATGGCATAAGCAAATGGGGTATGAAGCTAAAAGAACAGGGCAAGCATATATATGGAATAAGTCCACAGGACTTGAGGGCTATTTACAGGCAAATGTTAGAGTTTGAAGACAGAGACGAAGAAGAGAATATTTCCTCATTAGAAGAGGAGATACAGATACTTGACGAGGCTTATCGAAATGCATATTCGATAGCTACGGGTGGGATGACTGTGCGTGAGCTTTTGGACAAAGCAGACGACATGATCTTCCTGCCCTTTGACCCCTCTGCGCCTGAGACATTTCGCATGATTGTAGACGACATCATACAATACTTTGAAGACAACGAAGAATACGAAAAGTGTGCTGAGCTAGTGCACGTTAAAAAGAAGTACGATGACTCTTGACGAAATGGCATATAATATACTGAACCTGCTTAGGGGTGGCAGGAGCAGTAACGATGAGCTTATATCTATCGATCAGATAAAGTTCAACATCCAGCATTACAGGGCTATGATGATACGTAGAGACTACTCACGGAATGGGTACGTCTCTAAAACCATAGAACAAGACCTGGGATGCATAGACCTAGAAAGAGTCAACTGGGCTAGATGCTGCGAAGGAACCATAGGTCCTGCAGTGCCTACAGGATGTACCATATACCGAACCAACAGGAGAATGCCTAAGACTGTTAGGTTCAATCTCACAGATGCTTTTACATTTATAGGTAAAGTAAACGGTGCAGACACCATACCTAAGATGGAACCCTACGAACTGGAATGGATTCCATACGATAAATATACGTCTAGACTTACACGTTATTACGTCATTGATGAGTATATTTACGTCTACGAACCTAACGGTATGGAAAAGATAAACGTTAGAGGCGTGTTCGAAGATCCCGAAGAAGTAGGGAAATTTGCTACATGTGAAAACGATTATTGTTATGACGACCAGATGGCATACCCATTACCTTTAGATATGGTTAGCGCTATAACACAAGGTTTGGTACAAGGTGAATTCGCTATGCTAACAAATAGTATAAACGACACCGTTAACGATAAACAACAAGGACAATAATCATGGGATATAGAACAAACGAAGAAAGACTGCTAAGTTCCATTGACCGACAGGCAAGGGTAGGTGAATGCGGAGGCGTTCTTATAGATGGTACAACCGCTGTTACAGGTAGGTTTGTAGCTTTTACTGTAATTGCAGACAGCACCCAACTTGATGTAAGCGGCATTGATTCTAACATAGACGATCTGGATACAGACACTACTATACCTAAAGGAGTGACAATATTCGGAAACTTCAGCTCACTTCAACTTACAGGTGGAGCTATCATAGCATACAAGAAGTGTGAGTAATGCTTGGCCTCAGCCTAAATATAAGTCCAGGTGCTGCTATAGTAGATGCAGGTAGTGTAGAGAGAGTTGCTCCCTACTCTAATACGCATGCCCTAGACTTAGATGGGACAGGTGATGTGATTAAGACCTATAAATCTGGTGCCTTGCAGACCTTGATGAGAAGTGATTTCTCTATCTCATTCTGGGTTAAAGTGTCTTCTTGGCAGACATTTTACTTGATGGGCTTTGACACCACTACAGGTGCTAACACTACTGCAGTATTTGTAAGATCGCTGAACATTGGATCAGTATACTGGCAAACAAATATTAAACTGGGAGGTGTTGCATACTCAGGGTTAGCACCAGCAGGTACCCCTAGCACATCAGACTATGTGCATTTTGTAGTAACACTAAGAAAGGGTGGGGCAAGTACTAACGGTACGTTTAAGTTGTACGTAGACGGGGTAGAAAAGATCAGCACAAGCGCGTCTACAGGTACAGTACAAGAATCAACGCTTGTTGGAGTCCCATTTAATATGCCATTCGGTGCGTATCAAGCATCGGGCGGTACTTACTCAGGACATGCAACTGGTACGTTTGATGAGATAGCTACATGGACAACACAACTGAGTGCAGCAGAAGTCACAGCTTTGTACAACAGCGGAGAGACGTTCGACATCAGCTCAGATAGTGGAGACTACACGTCATCTTCATTTCTGCAAAACTGGTACAGACTTAACAACGATCTCACAAACTCAGGAAGTTTGGCAACAGTTGCAACAACAGAAGGTGATCCAGCATTTGTAACCACCCCAACTCCACCGTGATGAAGAAGTTTGTAATCATACCGAAGACAGAGTTGGATGACGTCAATTCTACAATTGACTTTGATCAGCTACCCTACACAGACAAGACTGTGTTGAGGTACTCACTTGATGGTACACAAGCTGTCATCAAGTACCAGACTCCACTACCTGACTTTTTCTCAGGCAAGACAACATACACGTACTCTCAGATCACAGCGATCTTAGCTGGTACAGACTGGACTGAAGTAGTAACCGCAGAAGACCTAGGGGTATGACATACTTCAGTAAAAATAAAAGACAGTATCAGAGAGGAGCTGCTTGGACTAGGAAAGCTGGTAAAAACCCAAGCGGAGGTCTCAATGCAAAAGGTAGGGCATCCTACAGAGCTGCTAACCCGGGGAGCAAACTTGCTGCTCCAGTAACTGAGTCTAACCCCTCAGGTAAACGCAAGTCCAGAAGAAAGTCATTCTGCTCACGCATGTGTGGAATGAAAGCAAAGAGAACAGGATCTAAAGGTAAAAGAGATCCTAACTCAAGAATCAATAAGTCACTGCGCAAGTGGAACTGCCGGTGCTAATAAAGAACAACAATGGGAACTATTAAATCAAGGCTGTCACTCACATCACGGGGATCAGCGACCACAACAACTCAAGGATTTGGGATATCCTTTTCGGACTCCCTGTCTATAGAAGCGCCCGTAATAAACCTGGCCTCAGGCACTGTAACTAGTTCTACAGGACCAGATACCATTCTAGGTACAGGTGTAACTGATACCACATACGTATATATCAAGTACGTAAGCAAAGACGGAGGCACACCTGTCCTCGTCGTAAGCACAGCAGAGAACACTCAAGACTTTGCAGACTTGGCTGAGGGAGAAGCAATATTCCTCCCAGTAAAAGGAGCCAAAGGTATCAGAGTAACAAGCAGCACAACTGACGAAATTAGCTACGAATACGGCTACTGGACTAAAGCGTAATGGCTAGCGAGGGACTCAAAAAATGGTTTGGTCGTAACCAGGGCCGTGGCTGGGTAGACTGCAAAGCAGCTAAAGCCGCAGGTAAGTTTGTCCCTTGCGGTAGATCGTCAGCAAAGAAAAGTAGGAAGACAGGGTACCCGGCCTGCAGACCTACTATGAGCGCATGTACAAAAGCAGGTATGCGCAGAAAACAATCATCTAAGCGGGTATCTTGGAAAAAATAATTAGAAATTATGAATTACAAACAAAGAGGGGGAAATCGCCCAACGGGCCTCAAAGAAGAAACCCCTAAGCAAATGCGTCAGATGCGAAGAGCAGCTAGAAAGCGTCGCAGAAAGGGCGAGATTGGTCCCTACGTCACTGGAAGAAAAAAGGGAAACTTGCGCGATAAGCAGGCGGGCGGAAGCTTGAGCGAAGCTAAAAAGAAAGACCCAAAATCATTTATCGAGGACTCTAAAGAAGTCAAGTTCGGTAAAGTGCCAGGGGCTATCAAGCGCTCTGCTAAGAAGCTTACCAAGAGTAAGGCTAACATGAAGAAAGGCATGAAGATGCTTGGTGAGTCTAATACTAAGAAGGAGACTAAGAGAGCTGCAAGAACGATGAAGAAAGGCGTACGTCAGAAGAAGGCGTCTGCTAGAATCAGAGACAACTACGAGTTTAGGCAAGCAGTCAAAAGAGGTGAGGCAGAGCCAACAACGTACAGAGGTATGAGAGATGGGGGAGAGCCTAAGAAAGCACTTCTCGGTATGGCGTTGGGTGCAGCTGCATTGAAAGGTGGTAAGGAAAGACGTATGGCACGTCGTGCTGCTAGACAAGAAGCTAAAGCTCAAGGTAAAGGATTCCTCGGTAGAATGGCAGCAGGAGCAGCAGCAGGAGCTGGTGTAAGAGCGGGTCAGCTTAAGCAGGGTATCGGTAATCTAAAATCTGGTCTCCAGAACATGAAGCAAAACTTCCAGGAGGGAATGCAGGGAGTGGGTGCGGATCAAGGTATGGCAGCTCAGCAACAGTCTATGGCAGCTCAAGCCGATCCAATGGCAGGAGCAGATCCAGCAGCTGAAGAGGACGCAATGACTGAGGAGATGCTGAAGGGCGGTTTGGTCGACAGACGTCAGAGAGGCGGATGTAGAAAAGGACAGCCTTGCGAAGCATACGATGGCGGCAGAGGACCAAAGACGCCTAAGAGAAAGAAAAATAGGAAGATCACAGGCTTCAAGACCAGAGTCAGAGGTAGAATTAAGTACCAAAGCGGAGGTAGCTGTGGTCCAGGTGGCTGCGACCAAGGTGGCGGCGGCCAAAACAGAAAGAACAAGAAGTACGAGAGAGCCGCAAAGAGAGCTGCAAGACAAAGAGCGAGAAATCGCGGTAGAGGAAGAGGCAGAATCAAAGTATAATTATAGGGGGGAGCTCCGGCTCCCCTCTCTAACTAAGAGAACATGAAATATCCATCACTACCAGGAATGGGACGCCGTAAGAAGGGTGTCAGTAAGAAAATCATTGGGGGTCTTATAGGTCGTGCCGGTGCACGTAAGCGTGCTAAAGAACAGGGCCTTACAGGTAAGGAACTGAGAAAGGCAGGACGTAAAGGGTTCTTGTCTGGAACTGGTGTCGGTAGAGCCATGGGAGCTATACAAGGCTTCAGAGCAAACAAAGGCAAAGGCTTTAAAGAAAGACTCAAAGGACTTGCTGCAGGTGCTGCTGGAGGCTTTAACAACAACGCCAATGCAGGCCTTGCTGACAAAATACAAGAAGGCTATGCAGATAGACTTCAAGAGTTCAAGGACAGAAAGAACCAACCCGAAGAATCGGCTGAAACCGCACCTGAAATGACAGGTGCCGTTGGTGGTGGTGTAGATACATCAGCTGTTGGTGCAGGTATGGATACTGGTGCACTACAAAGAGGCGGACTTCCAGATCGCCGTAGGAAAAGACGCGTCCCTCCAGGAGACATGCCTAACCCTGATGCTAGATACGAGTCTACCAAAGACAGGCCTAGATATAAAATTGGTAAGAAAGGACTTCGTAC